CAGTCCCCCGAGGTAGAACCTCGAAGACCGCACCGACAGGGGAGGCCGGCGCGGCCCTCTGGAGGACTGATGAGGCACCATCAGACGGGCTCACGGTACCGGCTCCCCGGGCCGCCTGTCTAGTCCTGCGCTGCGCGCTCTTCGTGGGGGACGTGCATAGCGGCACAGATCGCCGGGTCCACGAGGGCGAGCCTGAGGTCGGCAATGGCGGCTCGGGTGTCTCGCCGCTCCTTCTCCGACATCCTGCCGGCTAGCATCATCTCCATGATGGAGATCGCGTCCTCGATTCTGATGAGGTTTCTCACGGCTAGTTCCCTTCTCGAACTCTACGATCGGTGGGTGCTGACGCAGGGTCGCCTCGGCGGTTGAAGAGCGGCGCATCCCCGTTGATCCGGGCCTCGACGATCTCGATGTAGTCGGGATCCAGCTCGAAGCCTAGGAACCTGAAGCCCTCGCGCAACGCTGCGATCCCGGTGGTGCCGCTGCCCGCGAAGGGGTCTAGGATCAGGCTGCCCGGTTGCCCGCCCACGAGCCGGCAGAGCCAGCCCATCAGCGCGACGGGCTTCACGGTGGGGTGATAGTTTCGGACTGGGCTTGGCTTGTAGATGTAATCCGGGCTGCATCCCCTCCGGGGGGACCCTGGGCCGTCGTGGAACTCCGCGCCCGGGTTGTAGGTCCGCTCTCGGCCAGCTCCGGCCCGCGGATGGGACGCCCCTGCGCTGCCCGGCTCGCGCTCCACCGTCTCGGCGCGGGTCTTGCCCTTGAGATGCCCGCAGCCCGCCTCACGCTCGCCCCTGGATGCCTTCGGGCAGGCGTAGACGTTCGCGGGCCAGCGCCCGCCAGGGTCCACGAAGCCCCCAAGGCCACGATCCATCCTCGACATCAGCCGCGCGTCCGGGTCCGAATCTGTGGGCGTTCGCTCTGGCCGCTGCCTGCGCTCCCCTGAATAGGCACCTCCGTTCAGGTCCTCACCTTGCGGCCCAGGCCACGCCTCATCCCCGTAGGCGTACCGGCACCCGTCGATGTTCAGCGCCCCCGTGCCCCACTTGAGGACGTTTTCAGCGACCGTCCCATCTAGCGGCTTGCGGGCCAGGGTCCACGGCTCCAGGCAAGGCTTGAGCGCGGTCCCGTAGCCTTCCCACTTGCGGGCGTCGTCGGTGGCTGGGACGTTGCTCGTTTTCGGGAACTCTGTGACGTTGCGCGCCTGCTGGCCGTGGATGACGTTGGCCTTTGCGTAGCCCGTCAACGTATGCGCGCCCACCACCTCACGCTCCGCGCCGTGGTGTGCGTCGATAGCCTTCGAGGCGTCGAGGGACTTTGGGAAGCCTTGCCACTGCTGCCAGGCTCCTAGGTCTCGGATCTCCCACCCGGCATCCTCAAGCCCGCAGATCAGGCGGTGGATCGTGCGCTGGCCGCCGAAGGCGACGATATGCGCGCCGGGCTTGCAGACCCGGAGACACTCCGCGCCCCACTCCCTTCCGGGCGGCAGCGCGTCCCATTGCTTGCCCATGAAGCCCAGGCCGTAGGGCGGATCGGTGACGATGGCATCGATCGAGTTCTCGGGCAACGCTCGGAGCAGGTCGAGGCAGTCGCCTTGCTGGATGTCCCAGGTCTTCACGAGCTACCCCGGTCTGCGCGACGGACTTCAGATCGGTTCGTTGCGCTCATTCTGACGCAGCAACTTCGGCTATCGTATTCAGGATCCACGTAACGTCGTCAGGCGGGATCGTGTTCAGGTTGTACCGGTCCAGGATGTCTTGCAGCACCGCTACCCTCAGGAACGAGAGCCGCTCCTTGGGCAGAAGACGGCCCCAGGTCCGGCCACATTTGGCTTCGGCGTCCTTCATGAGCTTGGCGATGAGCCGTTTAGTCCATGCGCCGTCGGCAGGGTCCGGCTCTGCCTCGGGATCTTCTAGCTCGTGTACAGATAGCCACCCGGGGTGTTCCCCTTGGAGCCATTCTAGCCACGAGCCGACGCAGTCCCAGCACAGGATTCCACCGAGCAGGCGAGGCTCCGGGGGGAGACTTCCCCCCCGATAGTCCACCTGCGCGATCGTGGCCCACTCGTCCAACTCTGGGTTGATAGGGGCTAGGCAACGGAGGCAGTACCCGAGCTGCGGGGCCACCTCCAGGAACTCATCCAGGTCCCCGCATACCGCTGTGTTGTGGAGTGGGCCTCGGGGCCGGTCGTCTCTGATCTTCGGTTCCATCTGTCCTCCTTCGGGGTGCCTCCCCCCGGACAGGCTCCGGGGGGATTCGCAGGGCACCGCTGCTAGGGCCGCCGAGTACGCGGAACGAGGGGGGCACGGCGCGTACTCTCGGCCCGGCGAAGGACCGCGCCCCCATTCCGTGAAGCCTAGTAGGGAATCTCGTCCTCAGGGTCCTTCATTCCGAACTCGCCCGAGGGGAGCGCTACGGGGTTCCCGTCGGTGGGGGGCGGTGGGGGCGGCGGGGAGGCGGCCTCCTCGGCCTGCTGGCTCAGGGGCGCGGGGGAGAGCAGGTCGTTCAGATAGACGTTGATCCACTCGTCGCCGTTCTTCATCTTCGTCGTCTTCTGGGCCTTGACCATCGCGCCCACGATCTGACTGGCGACGCCTGCCTCAGCCTGCCGGGTCTCGGGGTTCACTACCTCCCAGATGTTCGGCACCTCTCCCAGGATCAGAAGAAGGTCCTCCTTCGCCCACCTGGCCTGCTTTGCCCGGTATTCGAGATCGTCCTGGCGTCGCCCGAAGGGCGCGACCATACGCACTAGGGTACGGCCATTCCACGAGCCACCGAGGACGGAGAGGGTGAACTTCAGCCAGACGTCGTTAGTCTTCGACTCGAAGGCCCCGAAGGCCTCGACGCGGCAGTTGTGCTCTCCGTCGGGGATCGTGGGGTCGCTCTCGGAGCTTCGCTCCTCCTTCTTCTCGGGGTCGGGGACTTCGTCCCAGAGCTTGTAGTAGGGGTCCTGCGGGTTGGTCATGATGTCGGTTCTCCTTCGGATGGGGTGGGGTTGTAGGTTGCTTGGAACAGGCGGACGAGAGTAGGAAAGTGCGCGGGGACGAGGGACGGGAGGCTCTGCCCGGGCATGCCTCTGCCCTTCGCCTCGACGACGAAGCTGGCGGTCTCGCTGGGCTGCGTCAGGAGAAACCGGCCTCCAGTCGCCGCCTGGACCTCGGCCCACTCGGGCTTCTTCGCCTCCTCGGGGTCCACGCGGAGGTGAAGGACGAAGTCCACCGCCGAGCAGAGGATCAGCTTCGCGGTGTTCGGCAGCGAGACGGTCAGCACGCTCCGCCCCGTGTCGATGGACGAGCCCTCGACGCTGCGGGTCATGGGCACCGTCTTCTGGTGGGCGAGGAACCAGGGCATAATCTTCCGGCCCTCGGTCTCGCCCGGCGCGGGGGCTGCTCGGAGGCCGACCAGGGACCAGACGAACCGGCTCCACATCGACTTCGCCAGAGACCAGTCCTTGCCCCGAGCCGCGGCCCCGATGTAGGGGATCCCTAGCTGGCGGCAGACCGCGTCCTCGCAGAGGCTCCAGGCCCGGTCGGCGGTATCGAGCACCACCGAGTCGAACTTGTGATCTTCCACGCCGAGCGCGGTCACGATGCCGGTTAGCTCCTCCCAGGTTCTCGGCTGGACAGCCGTGGCGTGGAGGAGGTTCGTGCCCCCCTCCAGGTCGATGGAGAGGCTCCGGGGGATGGTCGAGGCGAGGTAGGTCTTGCCTCCGCCGTGGACGCTGAAGATGAGCATAGAGGTATCCCTCATCCCCTTCGGCCCGTGCGCTGCTGTTGGCAGTACGCTTGAGTTCCTGTTCATCTCGTTCTCCTTGCTAGCTCGGGGTGGGCGTCGTCGAGGACGCGGAAGGCTTCGGGGCCGACGACCCCTCGGCAGAGATCGAAGTAAGCGCACCGCCCGAAGTCGAGGCAGTGCCTAGAGTTCCGCACGGTCATTCCACCGTTCTCGATACGAAGGACCCGCTCGTGCAGCTCCCAGGCCTCGAACCACCACCGCCGGATCTGGTCGTCCGTCCGGGACACCATGACCTCCTCAAAGTAGAATTCGGGCCTGGCGGTGTAATCCTCCGTCAGGCGCACCACGAAGTCGGAGTGGGTCTCGGTCTTCCTTTGTCGGATGCTGGGCTTCTTCGCGATGCGATAGACCATCTGGCGGACGGGCACCCCGTAGACCACCGAGGCGGCGGCGAGGTAGGACGAGACCTGCCAGTCGAGTTCCAGGCGCTCCAGGTAGGCGGAGTCGAGCCTGGAGGTGGTCTTGATCTCCAGCAGGACCGGGGAGGGGTTCCGGGGTTCGGGCAGCTCGCCGGGCATGAAGACCCCGTCGAAGACCCCCGAGAAGACGTGCCGAGTGCTGGCATGCCCCGAGGCTGGGTTCACGAAGGGGACCTCAAAGGTGCGCTCCTTCACCGAGGGCCAGGTCTTCCAGAGGGCCAGCCCGCCCTCGATGATGGCCTTGACCGTGGCCCCGTCTTTGCGGAGAGCCTCGGCCTCGTGTTCGAGGTAGCTGGGGCCGCGCTCGTCCTCCAGGTAGGCGATGGCGGGGGCGACGGAGCCCAGCTCGAAGCCCAGGTGGACGGCCGAGCCTACCGAGAGGGCCGAGGTCGTCGAGCCCCGGAGGCGCTCCATGTAGCGGAGGCGGGCCTTCTCCTCGCAGGACATCATCACCTGCATCATCGACTGCGTTATGTCGGTGCGGTTCATCGCTCCCCCCTTCCCGGACGGGCGGACTCTCGGGCCTCGGTTTCGTCTTCCTCTTCTAGCTTGACGAGGGCCAGGGCCCTCCGGACCAACGGAAGGACGATCGTGGGGTCGGTTGGGCTAGTGCTGTTGTGGTCCCACGAATAGGCGTCCAGCAGCTCCTCGGTATCGGAGAGGGCCCTCAGCACCTCGCGCCGTACCAGCTCAGGGGGTACCGCGCTTGGCCTGAGCTTCAACTTACAGACCATGCACACGGGCCCAGGTCCGTACATCGACCCGCCGCCCACAGGCAGGATGCAGCCCCACTGCTGGCAGAAGCCCTTCATGTCCGTCTCAACGCTCGGCGTCCGCCCCACGCCCTTTTGATGTCTTTGGCCGTCGTTGGGGCACGAAGACTGCTCTTGAACGGAATCAGGTCTCCAGATTCGTCGGCAGTGACGCCCATGCGAACCACAAGCTCTCCGCCTTTCTCAAAATCAACAATCGCGCCCGGAAAAAGGCTCGATAGCTTCTCGCATAAAAGGCCAAGCGCGGTTTCTTTTGCCATTTCTGTCTCCTCCGTAGTGGGGCACAGTGGCCTGCCCTCCTTCGTCTTGTGTCTCATGTCTGTTCTCCTTCGCTCCAGCCAGGACGTCTAGCCCCGGGGTGGACCCCGATCACCCGACCCCCCGAGGGGGGCCGAGTGTCGGCTGGTGGCTACGCTTGGGCGACGATCTCGATGCCGTCCAGGCACCCGAGGCCGCGCTGCATAATGCGCGTTGCGGCCTGCTCCATCTTCCGCTGGGCCTGGAGGTCGGTCTCGTCCTGGGCTGCCAGGGTGATCCCGGACACCACGTTCGCCAGGTTACGTCCGGGGAACGAGGTCTCGTCCCTGGACCCCTCGGTCGCTCGGCGGGCCTGGGCGCCCGTCAGGAGGCCTTCCTTGCGGCCCCACTGGTCGAGGAGGGCGAAGACGTCGTTGACCGCCACGGTGGTCGCGGTCTTGAAGTCCTCCACGAGACCGGCAGCGGACACCCGGGCGGACTTGATCGCGTCCCCGAGGGCCGACTGGATCTTCTCGCCCCGGTCGTTCCCGCCCGTGTGCGTCCATCCCTGGACGAACCGGGAGTCACCCCAGCCGCCCATACCGTTCAGGCACGAGTAAGTGTAGACGCCGTCGCCGATCCAGACCCTCGACTGCCCTACCTCGCCGTTCCCGATCTCGAACATCGGGACGGGGATGCGGGAGCGCACCAAGTCGGGATCGGTGGGTCGCCCGTTGTCGTCGAACTTCGCCGCGTCCTCGGGGTTCAGGAGGCCCCGGATGCGCATGGCGTCGGGGGTCACCCGCCAGGACAGGAGAGGCAGCTCCCGGAACGACTCGTTCTCGGCCAGCAGTTTGACGATGTCCAAGTTGTCCAGGTTCGTGGTGAAGCCCCTGTCGGAGCCGGACAGGACGCCCCGGATGGTGCGGAAGTCCTGGCCGGGGAACTGCATCGACCGGAAGAGGCCCCGCTGTCCGGCGTGGCTCAGCCGCTCCGCCCAGTTGATCGTCGCCATCTTCATTCCGGTCTCGTCGGTCTGGCGCTGGGCCTCGACGAACTTGAGCCCGCCGGGTCCGAGTACCTTGGTCGCGAGCTGGCGGTAGGCGTGGGAGGTGAGGCCCATCGGGAGGGACCACGACCCATCTTCTTTGAGGAACGAGAAGGCGGCCTTGCCGTCAACGTAGCGGAGGCTGGCCTGGTCGAAGGGGCGCACGTCGTCGCTGGGATCGAGCTGCGTGTTCAGCTCCCCGAGCGTAGTCAGCAGGGTGTCGATGGTCTGGGGGACCAGCTGGCCCCGCTCCTGGCGGGTCTCAAGCAGGGCGTCGATGTCATAGGTGGGCACGGAGGGGCGGTCAAGCACCTGGACGGGGAGGGCAGTCATCTCGTTCTCCTTCTGGGACATAGTCCCGTAGTGGTGGGTCAGAAATTGACCCGGGTTCCTTCGCTTGGGTTCATTATACGCCAAACAAGACCAGAGGCCACCGGAGTAAACAGAAAAGTGTCTGAGAGGTCTAAACGCGGCGACAGAGCAAGAGGGCCCCCCAGCGTTTGAGCCGACCGAAGCCGCGCTGGGGGGCTCTCCGTAGACTAGCTTCGGACCTCGTGGATGAGCGCGGCGAGGCCGTTGACCAGGGCGTCGAACTTCTTCTCAACGTGGATCTGCTGCGTCTCGCAGAGCGCCAGGCGGTACGTCATGCCCTCGACCAGCTCTTCCATCGCCCGGAAGTCCTGGACGCTGAAGCCTACCGGCTGGCCTTCGCGGCTCGTCGGGGTCGCCTTCGGGGCCGGGGCCTTCGGGGCCGGGGCCTTCGGGGCCGAGGCGACGGCACGAGCCGCTGCGGCTCCCAGCAGTAAGTCGATCCCTAGGCGCTTCCGGTCCTTCTCGCTCAGGACCCGGTAGGCCGCGACCCGGACGGAGTGCGGGGGGCGAGTCGGGAAGCAGGGTGCGTCGAGGCGGCGAGTATAGCCGGTCACGAAGTCGCCGCACGGCCTCTGGCGGACAACCCGGGCCGTGTCGCCGACCCGGACGATCAAGCGCAGCTTGCCGGTCGAGGTCAGGACGAACGTGCCCTCCTCGGCGGTGCCGATCGTCAGACCCGGCGAGGGAGTCTCGAGGGGCGCCTCGGGCTGCGCCTCGGGGGCCTGGGCCGTGTCGTCGGCCTTCGGGGCCGTCTCCTCGGCGGCCTCGGCCTGGGCGATCTCCGCCGCGACACGCTGCTGGGCGACAAGCTCCTTCACCGTGTAGAGCTGGGGTTCCTCGTCCTCGTTCGACTCCTCGGGGACCTCGGTGGTCGCCATAAGGCGGTCCCACTGTGCATCGTTCTCCTGCATCCAGCCCTTCTCGATGGCTAGGGCGACGCCCTTCCAGGCCAGGTCTACTTGATTGCTACCCAGATAGAAGATGAGCCCTGCCTCAACAGAGGCATCTAGAGAAGCTCCGGCGTGCTTCTTGCCGACCTTGTGGTGGTCGGCGATCCGCACGAGAACCTGTGCCGTATCTGGGGCGAAGTACTCGCCGTGGAAGCAGCAGCTCTCGACTGCCACCTCGTCGAGGGTGGGCCGGGAGTCGTCGGCGACGCTGTACGTGTGATCCTCGGCCTCGTCCAGCCAGCCATTGTAGACGGCGTGGGCGCGGCCCTCGGCGGTCAAGATGACCTCGGCCCCGGCGGTCTCTACCCAGGGGCAGTTGGCGATTGCGGCAGCGATGTACTGCTGACTAATGTCACAGGCGTCTGCGACCTCGGCGGCAGAGGGGGCGTCAAGTTCGTCGGCAACGTAGAGGGTCACGGTGGCGAGGAGTGCCTCATCGATCGTGGCGTTCTCAAGCCTGCCTGTTGGGGTCTGGAGGGTCTTGTTCGCGACAGCCCGCGCGGTCTTACTCGTTGAGCTGAAGTCGACAGGGGCATCGCACTCCTCGCAGAGGTGGCCGTCGGGGTTTATGACGCCTTCGAGGACGATGTCCCCGCATCCGGCGCACTCGGTCGTCTCGGGCCGATCCGTCATGAAGTCAATAGGGGTTCCCTGCGTCTCGTGGGTTGGTCCGACCATCTGGTCGAAGAGTCCGTCGATGAGTGCCTTGGCTGGATTGTTCATAGTCTCGTTCCTTCTACGTTGCGGGGTGGTTGGGTCGGTCATCGTCTTAGGCCCAGGAGGCGCTCTCGGGCGCCCAGAAGGCCACGTTCATGGCGTTACGGTTAGCGCGGAGGGCCTTGAGCTGCTCGCGCACCTCGTCGGCCTCGGAGTCGTCGAGGTAGTCGATGCCGAGGTCACGGTTGCCGTCGAGGATGTCGATCAGCTCCTGGATCTCTTCGTCGAGGTCCGTGATGTCTGAGTGGCTGATTCCGTTTCGGTTGTTTGTGTTGTTCATGTAGTAAGTATACAACGAAACCGCGCCTGATGATACTGAAGAGCACGGAATAAGACAGAAAGATGCAGAAAGGGGGGCGTCAGCCCCTACGGGGGACGGCACTTGCCGTGCTTTGTACTTTTCTGCTTACTTTCGTGCTCTTTCGTCTTGTACGGCTGTTTTTAGTGTATACTTACTACATGAACAACGACAAACGAGCGGGAGACACGACGACAAGCCGAGCCGCCCAGCTCGCCGCCCTGCTGCTGATGCTGGTGCTTTGCACCGGCTGGGCCGCAGGGAACCAAACCGCAGGCCGCCCCGTGCTGGCCAGCATCCACGAGGAGAACTGAACCATGACCTTCCGAATGACCGACGAGCAAGTGAAGAACGCAGCCAACGACCTCTACGAGGAGAAGCAAAGACTGGTCGACTGCTTCAGGTTTGAACTCCCCTATCTATCGGAAGAGGACCAACAAGAGATCCGCGCCCGATTGAAGCAGATCAACCGAGAGCTTTCCGCCCTCCGCGTCTCCAAGATGCCGGAGGTGGCCTAAGACGGCCCTCACCACCAGCCCCACCCAACACGGAGATCAAGGAACGACCCACTGCGACCACGACCCACGGATCCGCGTAGAAGAAGACGACTGCGGCTTCGTCGTCACGGAGTACGGTGACTCCTCCGACTACGGGACACACCGGTGCCCCACCATCGAAGCCGCA